ACTGTAAGGACGGCGACCTCAAATTTGAGATCGATGGGGTCCGATTCAGTGGCGACATGAATACGGCGTTGGGAAACTGCCTAATCATGTGTGCCCTAGTGTACACGTGGGCGAAGCGCGTAGAGGTTCAAATTGAGTTAGCCAACAATGGCGACGATTGTGTCATCTTCATGGAGGAGGGTGATGTGTCGGCGTTCAAAGAAGGCTTGGAGGACTGGTTTGGACTTAAAGGATTTCGCATGGATGTGGAGGAGACTGTTACGGAGTTTGAAGCCGTGGAGTTTTGCCAAGCACATCCGATATGGAACGGCATGGAGTACGTGATGTGCCGTTCCCTCCCCACTGTTCTCATCAAAGATTCGATGTGTCTGGTTCCAGCCAATACACCCCGCGAGATCGAGTCATGGTGTGCAGCAGTGGGCATGTGTGGGGGTAGTTTGTCCGTGGGAGTTCCTGTTATGCAATCCTTTTACCGGTGTTTCCGGCGTTGCGGCCAAGGTCGCAATCCTACAAAAGGGTTGATTCAAAGCATTTACAAGAACAGCGGGCAATTTGAGCGAATGGGATCGCTCAGCTACGGAGTACGAGAGATAGAGGCTAGAGCGAGGTGTAGCTTCTGGATAGCGACTGGCATCACGCCTGACGTTCAACTGGAGTTGGAGAAATACTACGATGGGTACCAACTGGACGTTAAGTGCGTGACGGAAATGTCAGCCGTGCAGATTCAAAATACGACATACATCGAAATCCCACAGGAAATAGTCGTGTAAGAACCTTCCCAAATGGTTCTAACAATTCGCAAGAAAAGCAAGGCGCTAGTGGTGCGCCCCAAGGCAGGGAAATCCACGTCGAAGCCGAAATCCGCGGCTACATCACCGTTGGTGGTGTATAAGGCAGCTCTGGCTGATCCATTCAGCACCTTGGCCCAAGGTGCTCGGGTCCCAGATATGTATAGTGTTCCCACGGCAACGCGCCACATCACTCGCAAGTTCACGTTGAGCAGCAATGCTAGCGGAGAATGTGATGTTGTCGTTCTACCCAGTGCTTTCTATCACGCGTTATCCCCGCGTGGCTCGATCGTAGGTGGGAACTCTTGGTTGACCCTCGACGGGGCAACCGTAACGAATGCGGCAGTTTTGACTACGACTTCGGCTTTGTCGCCGCAGTTGATCAACTACCGAATAGTCGGGTATGGCGTTAAAGTTATTGGTATTGCATCCATGACGACGAACAGTGGTTCGTTAACTATCGCT